GACGTGGGCCATAGCTGATGGGGTGTCGACGTCGTTTACTTTCGATTTGAACATCAGCCCTTATTGGGTCGGGACCAACAGTCCTACTGGTCAGGGAGGCGCTATCGTCAATTGGTTCGGTGGGGCGTCTCCTGGCAGCAAGATTCCGCCTCCGACAGGTGTCGAGGTAATCGATGGAGCCGATTCGGCGTCCCTGGTCAGTCCGGTTGTCACGATCAACGTGCCGGTACAGCCAGCCGGATCGAGACACGAGGTCATCCTCGATCTGTTGTTCGATTGATGGGGTTACGGTAGAATGCGTGGAAACCAGCAGGAGGCAAACCATGGCTGAAAAGTCGAAAGTGGAATCCGAAAAGAATGTCGAATTCGCCAAAGGTGGAGATACGCACATGTTCGGTGAGCAAGCCGCCACTCCGGACAAGCCCGGCAACACCGGGAAGGACGCCGGTGGCGCGCCTGGTGCCAAGTTCGCTAGCGGCGGCTCCGGCAAGATGTTTGGATACAATCCGTCGGTGCCGGCGACAGCTGGGCAAACAGGTGCCCGCTGATGGCACGAGGAATTGGACCGCGGATGCCCAAGGTGCCAATGCCGAAGGCGCCCAAGCCGGTCGACCCCACCAAGGCCGTATCGGTGCCCCCGAGGCTCAAGCCCATCAGCACCCGTGACTACGGCAAGGGCGGCACGCCGCTGTCGGGAGCGCCTAACTTTGGCGTCCAGGGCGCCGGCATCGGCTACGGAGGCCCGAAACCCTATGGTTCCTGAGAACGACTGGCGCGCCGATCTTTCACCCGCAGAAGTGCTCGCCGCCGAGCAGGCGGCCGGGAGAGCATCTGTGGCGAAGGCGGAAGCGGAAATAGATCTGGAGGCGGCGGAGCGGGCGGCGCGTCGAGCACCAATTGTGGCGAAGGCGCTGGCCAAACTCATTTCGAGCCAGCCGGCGCGGAGGAAGAGGGCCGTGGAGAGGGCGCTAGCAAACTTCGAAGTGCGGGAAGCGAGCCTCAAGGAACGCATTGCGGACGGCGCCGAGTCTTCTTCGCAGCCCTTCAGGAACGCCCTACGGACTCTCGGCCTCGATCACAATGGCGACGAACTCCCGCGGAGGTCCTGAAAATGGTGTTTAAGAAGCACCTGACACCCCTGAGCAAACACGGCCGCGTGGTCAAGCACGTCGGCAAAGGCTCGGTCCAGCAGCGCGTTCCTTCCGGTGGCCGCAGCTCGCTGACGGGCGGCGACCCGCTGGCGCAGATGCAAAACCAGTACCCGGCGCAACCACAGCCGACCGCCGATCAGTCGCAGACGCCGGCCCCGCCGATGGGTGGGCCGCCGCTGGGCTCGAGCCCGCCCGCCGCCATGGGGCCACCGCCTGCGGCAGGAGCCGGGCCACCGCTTCCGGACGATACCAGCAGTGGGCAATGAGCGTATCGACCAAGGAAATCACTGAAGCGAGCCGGTTCCTGCGGAACGCGGCCCCGCAGCAGTACGAGAAATTCGTCGCTGCTTTTGCCAATTATTCGGCCCAAACCACCGACCTGATGGTGCAAGCGACTGGCGATCTGCCGGTCATGCAGGGCCACGCCCAGCAATGCAAGAAATTGCTGCGCATCCTAGAGGAGATAAGACATGGCTGACGTGACCGTCGACGAAAAGCCAATGGCGAAACTGCCCATCGACCCGGACTCGATCCCCGACGCCGTGAAAAAGCGTGCCGCGGCGGTCGATGCGCTTTACAATAAGAAAGGCCAGCTTGCTTCGGCTCGACAAGAGAGCGGGGACGTAGTCCCGAAGCCGCCCGCAAGCGAGCCTAAGCCAGAGCAACCCTCGGCCCCCCCGGAAGCTCCGGCTTCGCAGGCGTCGGCTCCCGCCGACCACGCCCCGGCCGAGTCGGCGCCTGCGGAATCCGCTCCTTCCCCGCCCCCGCCGCCTCCCCCCGAAGACGAGAATGCAGGATCGTGGAAGCAGCGCTACGAAAGGATGCACGGTCGTTACAACGCCAGCCAGAAGACGATTGGCGAGATGCAGGAGCAGATGGCCCAGCTCGGTAACGAACTGTTACAGACCCAGCAGACGGTTTACCACAATGGGCGCACCGCACCGTCCCCTCCCCCGCCACCGCCGGCTTATGTGACAGAGCAGGACGTCCAGAATTACGGCAGCGACCTAATCAACTTCACCCAGCGCGCCGCCGCGCAGGCGCTAAGCCCCAAGCTGCAGGAGATCGAGCAGCAGAACGCCGAGCTACAGCGGCGCCTGGCGGTCGAGGCGCGGCGGAACCTGGACCAGCGGGTCGAGCTCGCGGTGCCGAACTATCGGGAGATCGACCGCGATCCCCGTTGGCGCACCTGGTTGCTCTCGCTTGACATGCTTTCGGGCCGTGTTAGACAGCAATTGTTGAATGAGGCGATCCAAGCCGCAGACGCCCCTCGGGTTATCTCATTCTTCAGGTCGTTCCTTAACGAGGAACAAGCCACCGGCCACATCGAGCCTGCGCCGACTTCCCACCAGGCAGCGCCTCCACGGGAACCGGCGATCACACTGGCCTCGCTTGCGGCCCCCGGCAGGGCAAGGCCGGCAACGGGCGGTGACGCCTCGGTGCCCCCCGATAAACCCATCTACACACGCGCCCAAGTCAAGCAGCTGTACGAACAGCACCGTAAAGGTGCGTATGTCGGTCGCGAAGCCGAGTGGGCTCGGCTGGAGGCCGATATGTTCGCAGCCCAGCGCGAGGGGCGCTACCGATAAACCGGGGGCCGCCCGCATCCTAAAAGGACCGGTAGCTCCCAAGCGATGGAGCTACCCTCATGGCTATCCCGAGTGCGGGTTTTCCTGGCGCAACGTCAGGCTCAGTCCCGCCCCTGACCCCCGTAGGGTCTACCGGAAACCTACTCCAATCGACGGGATTCATCCCTTTGTGATCTTGGGGATGTTTGGCTGACCGCAATCGGAGATCTGGTCGGCTAAGCTGGTTTGAATTTTAGACCAGCTAAAACTGGGTGAACTGCTGGGAAATCTGACCGCGCGTCATGGCGAAGACAATCAGCAGCCAAGCCACCGAGGATAACCAAGGGCGGTGGAAGGTTCAGAGACTAGGCGGTGAGGGAACGATAATCCGCCCACGAGCGCCCAGCCCCGCAAGGGTGATGATATAGTCCGGACTGCATGGAAACATGCAGAAGTATTGGATAAAGAGCCAGTACGGTAACAACACGGAGAAATTCTACGCCTCGACCGTTTTGAGCGCCATAAGCAATACAGACTACGAAGGCGAAATCACCAACCAAGGCGACCGGGTCAAGATTCGCACAAAGCCTACGATCACGATCCGCAAGTATCAGGCCGACGGTTTGCTCGGTCTTGACCGGCCGACTGGAGGCTCGATCGATCTCTACATCGGCAATGGCTTTTACTTCTCTCTGATCCTCGACGACGTGATGGAGGTGCAGAGCGATCTGAATGTCCTGTCTATTTGGAGCGACGACGCTGCCCAGCAGCTAAAAATCGCGGTCGACACGGAAGTGTTGGACGGCATCGTCGGGCAATGCGCGGCGACCAACCGTGGTGCGACGGCCGGGAAGTACGCCAATCTCAATCTCGGCATCAAGGGCACGCCGATCACCATCGTCGGGCAAGGCGCGACAGCCGGTCAATCCAACCTGATCGACCTACTCTTGCGCATGGGGCAGGTGCTCGACGAGCAGAACATCCCGGAGGTCGGCCGCTGGGTGGTGATGCCGGCGTGGGCCGGACGGCAGATCAAACAATCGGAACTGCGCCAGGCATATCTGTCGGGCGATCCGGTCTCCATGCTGCGCAACGGCCGCCTCGGAATGATTGATCGATTCACGTTGTATATCTCGAATCTGCTGCCGACCAACGCGAGCGATTCAGCCAACTTCTCAGCGGGCGAGTTTCCGATCTTCGCAGGGCACGCCCACGGGATTACGTTCGCCTCGCAGGTCTCGAAGCTGGAAACGTTGCGTAGTGAGTTGACCTTTGGGCAGATCCTTCGTGGCCTGCAGGTGTACGGATTAACAATCTTGAAGTCCCTTTGCCGAGTAATCGGCATCGAACAACCGGGTGAATTCAGGGGAACGCCAGACCGGCCAATCCTGAGCCAAGCCGCGTAAGCGGAAGGTGCAACGACTAGAGCGCAAGCTCGTAGGACCAAGCGGTCCGAAGCGCCCGGCACCCCAAGTGGGTGATGATATAGTCTCCTCTGCATGGGAACATGCAGCAGCCGAAAGGCGGTAACGAGAGTAGCGTCTCGTTATGAAGATAAAGGATCAAGTGATCGACGGAACTGCGCTCTGTCAGGCGCAAGTCATCTCGGGTGGATAAGGAGCGTTAAACTGTTAACGAGTGGTGTGGGTTGCAAGTCTACACCACTCGTATAACGTCCGGCATCTCAACTGAAGGAGATGTTGGAATGGCCTACAAAGACATTGAGAAAAAGCGTGCTTATCATCGCGAGTACGAGCGTGAGCACTATCCCGATCGTCGTGATAAGCAGCGGGAATATCGACAGACGCGCTTGGCCAAATACGCTGAGTATCAACGAAATGCGCGACTTCGGAGGCCTCGCGAAGCTCTGGTTTGTCAGGCTAAATCACGAGCCAAACGCGATGGACTTCCGTATAATATCTCTGTCGAAGCGATGGAGTGGCCTACGCACTGTCCAATTCTAGGATTGGAATTGGACTACAACAAAACGAGCCCAGGCTCGCGCAAGATAAGGCATTCGGTCCCAACGCTTGATCGCAAAGTCAACGAAGCCGGTTATGTGCTAGGGAATGTGTTCGTGATCTCACATCGGGCCAACCGCATCAAGAGCGACGCTACGGCTACTGAGCTGCGGGCGGTTCTCGCGTACATGGAGAAGCCCAATGCCGACTAGCCCAAGTTATTTCGGGAATTTCAGCGACCGCGATCAGCCGACACTTGCCACTGTCGCTGATTACGTTGCCGACGCGCGCACGCTGTTGCAGGATGTCGTTCCGCCTTATCGGTATGACGACGCTTCCTTGCTGACGTCTCTAAATGTCACTCTGCTGGAAGCACGGCGGCTGCGCACTGATCTGTTCATCTTTAACATGCGGACGCGCGGGCAGACGCAGGCGTTCACTGAGGTTGATGACACCTACGTCGACATGGA